CGTGTCACTTCCGCCGTGGTATCATATGGCTGCGTCGCCCGGTCTTTCTGCCGCAGTACCTCGGCAAAATCCTTTATCAATTGCAAATCAGCCATGCGCCTCTCCTTCCTCGGAAACCGATGCCCCATATCCAAGCGTTATTTTCTGCGACGCGATGCGGAAATCTCCGTCGATATTCAGCGCCGGGTAATGCATCCCCACGATATCACCCGGATAAACATTCGGCATGAATCGCCTTGTGTATCTGATCTTGCGTGTCGGGATCTGCTCTTCCCTTAGCTTCCTGGCGGCATATTCCTCAAGGCCTTCACGGTCATTAAGTGCGGGGTTCTTATCTTCCAACCAGATTTCCCGTCCTCTGTTTTGGATCGAATAAGGGCTGTCGGGATCCTCGTCTCTGGCAATAGCGACCGTGTTCCTGTAGACCGCCCGGAGAACGTTCGGGCAAGAGAACCAGTCCCTTGTGTCCGTCACGTTCAGTTCGACCACGTCGTTCTCGACTGGATCCAGATCTAAAACCTTATCGGTTGCTTTTGGTTCGACCGAGATCCTGCCGTCTCCAGCGATTCTTATTCTCCATCCGATCGTGTCAACGACCTTTTGTGCCATGCTCAGATTCGTCTCGCTGTCTTCGGCGATGATCGGGCTCTGGAGCGTTGGCGCGTCCGCTTCATAACTTACTGGCGCCGCGCCGATGCCAAGAAGTTCCGCTGCAAGTTCCGCGCCGTTGTATCCCGCCGGAGCGTACCACCCCCGCTGCAGGAGCACGTCATCTGCCGGTTTAAGGACGGAATACAGTTCCGCGGCATAGGTGTCGAGTCTTCCATGCCAGGAAGCTTCTGGGGTCTGCATCAGCCCTGTGAAAAGAGCCACGCGCTCCCCGCTCGCTCCCTGCGTGGCGTTCAAGTAGATTCTGACCCACACTTCGCCAGTCGTTGGAAGCTCCGTGATGTCAAGATCAGCGGATTCCATCAGCCCGCTCATGGTCTTCGTGATGGATCCACCGAACAATCTGTGCGTTTCAAGGTCGCGCCACGACTCCGGATCAACAACCGTGTAGGTGTATTTCGCTGTGAATCCTTTAGCCCAGTCCATTCTCCACTACCCATTCGCTGTAAGGTATGCCGTCAAGTTCCTCAGAGTCTACTCTTGTTATCTCCAACGTGAACGCATCTAGCCTCCCGGCTGTATCATAGCCAAGGCCATCGCTTACCTGCACGTCTGCCGCATAGCTGGAACCGTCCGGTGTGCGCACATGACAGATACCAGGATATTCCGCAAGAAGTCGGAGCAACGCATAATCGGTCTCCTCGTCGTTTACAAGTACCGCATTTACTGATGCAGTTCTACTGATGCCGGGGTTCCAGTCTCCAACGATGGAACCACCAAGGTATCTCGTCTCAGTAAAATCCTTCTTCCAGGAGTTGCTCACTTCGATGTTGTACCGGAACGGCAGGCTGTTGCCGTCGAAGTCAATCACTCCGTAATCAATATCAAGCAGATCGCCGTCATCGCTTCCGATATCGACCCATGCAGGCTGATTGTCTGCCGTAATATAATCCCCGTTGATCGTCCGGTGTACGCACCGGTGCCCGAAGCCTCTCCCGATTGCTGGATAAGGATCTACATACTCGACACCGAAAGCCCCGCCTTCGACGATCAGTTCCGGAAGCCCTGCAGAAAGTCTGTAGATGTCGCAAACATCACCCTGCACAGCGCTTTCCGGGGCCGTGACGGTTATTACCGCCGCGTTGTTTTCCACGCGGGCCGACGCGGTGGGAATTTCAGCCTGGTGTGACCAATGGACTTCAAACTCGATCTGTCGCGAGGAGCTCTGCCCATATCTGTCTTCGACTGTAGCGACAAGCCTGTACTGTGCCCCGTCATCCAGAATTCCGACGAGCTCTTCATCGTCAACAGTTATCATTCCGTCGCCGTTCTGGCGGATCAGCGCAATCGTTTCACCATCAAAGCCGTCGAGCTCTGTGTCGTCCGGCCTGTACATATGATATTCGGCAGCGCGCTCGATCAGGAGCGTGGTCAACCCTTTGCTTCCGCCGGTAATTGTTGCTGTAAGCGGCATAGCCGTCAGCGCGGTGACTGTCCTCTGATCAGCTCCTTCGCCGACAGTAATAGTCTGCAGCGATGTCTGGCTGATGGTACATGTCACAGGATCCGCGACCGAGATCGGCACCGGCGTACTCCACTCCGACATCTGCCCGCTTTGGGACTTCACGCGCACAACAACGAAGTGGTTTGTTCCTGAACCCCATCCGGAACGGTTCTTTATCGAGATGTTTTTGCTCGTTCCACCCTTTACCTTTGCGAGTTGGCTCCCTATAGTCACAACTCCGTCTGTTACTGACGCTTCCGAGACCTGCGCATAATTCTGCGCCGATCCGTCGTTGCTTGTGTAGACCCAGCTGACGGTAAAATTCTTATTCGGGTTTACGACTCCTGTTGAGAGACTGACGACCGGTGTGCTTGGGATCTCTGCCAAATCAATTGAAACTGTATCGCTGTATGGCCCCCACGTGATGCCATCTTGTGCCTCATTCGCGAGCCGCACCCTGAAGTACCACGTTGTGCCGACTGCGAGATTAGAGATGCGCCATCGCGACAGATTCATGGTCGTAAGCATGTATGTGTTGGGTTCTTCGGTGGATTCCCAAGCGTAAGGATTTTGCGACCAACTGATCTCGCAACGGTTTGCGGAGGCCCACTTCGCCCACTTCCACGTAAGGAGTACCTCGCCCGGCACGACCTGATCATTGAGTGTGCTCTTGCTGACCGTTACATTTGTCGGCTCTAAAGGAATGTAACCGCCCTCCCAGAGCGTTGATGATGTCATATTCGCCGTGATTGCGTATCTGGTCACGTGATCAATATCCGATCCTGTCGCGACATATGTCCCTTGGAATGCATACACGCCGAAGTATTCGTTTTCATCGCCAGGCCTCGGCGCGTACCGGACAACGATTTCCTCGTCTCCATACGGCAGAATGCCTACAACTTCTTGAAAACTGCCCTTTTTGTAAACGACAGCAAGGTATGAATCGGTCACGGCGCTTGTATTGGTCGCAGTGATAGACGCTCTTGGGTCCTCCGATGTGCCGCCGATCTGCACTGTTAACGCTTCCGGAGTGCTAAGCCTTCCCGCTTTGGCAAGGACAGGATTAGACGGACTGTCGAGCCTGTCATGCCACGATCTGACGCGCACCCACAGGCATTCGTCGTAGTCTAAGTTCCTGTCAGCGAGGAACGTCGTTGCGTCTTTCCCGCTGGTGTCGGCAAGTTCCTGCGCGGTCGTCCAGTTCGGATCTGACGGCGGACGCATATTTGTCAGTGGGATGCCCGCCGCATATTCAACATAAACTTTGTCGACCGGCTGCGCGGCATTTGCCGGGGCCGTCCATGTCATGTTGTAAAAATTCCGCGCTTGAGCCGTGACGCTGTTGACCTTCGGCGTGGCCGGTCTGGCATAGACGTGTTTTGCATATCGCCAATAAGAACAACCTTTTACGCCTCCATTACCTCCGCACCCTCTGGCGCGAACACGAAACCAGCGTGTCCAACTCGCTCTGGCATTCGACAGCTCTGTGTCTTCTGTGAAGGCCCTGCTTCCTGAAGCCGCCCCCGTTCCGTGTTCATAGAGATACGACGACGACTTCCAACTGATCTTGGATCCGTCTGTCTCTGAATTGTTATAAATGACCCTGCTTTCCCACTCAACATTCGCGAACGGCTTCTTGTCCGTGTTTGACGTGCTTGTGTTCCACGCAAATGTAGTACGGTTGTCCAAATTCTGGTCAAGCGTTGCCGTTGCTGTCGGCGTATTCGGCGCATACAGGTCCATCGTATACACCGTATAACCTGACCAATCATACGTCGTTGTCCATCCGTCTTTTGTTGTGTTCTTGCGCTTGCCCTGCACCCGGAACTGGATCCCGTAAAAATACGTCTTCGTGTTTGGCCAGTAATTTGAGGCATTGAACGACACAGACGCTGCTGTAGCTTTTACACCGATGTTGATATTGGTCCATGCCGACCATTTACCAGTCCAGATCCGCCACTGCAGTTTCTGGCCGGCACCATAATCCGCGTCTGCAATCTTCCAGCCGAATGTGAACTTCAGTCCGTTTCGCGCGATGCTGAGACCACTAGGTTTTTTTGTGCTCGCCATTTATGAAATCCTCATAAGCTGTTTTGTCTCACGGACGAACCTTGCCGCCCACGTCTCTGGGTTCTCTGCTCCGTTGACAGTAACGTTATAAGTCACGCCACGCCCGTCACCGAGCAGTTCTCTTAGTTTATTCTCTCCAAGAAGGAGTTCCGGATCTGCCGAGTCGCCAACACCGATGATGGTCGGCGTGGAGAACAATGCGCCGTATTCTGCCGCCTTCTTATACCAAGAAACGCTGACGGACGGCACCGTTCCGGATTGTGCATTAAACGTGCCCGACATTGAGAAATGCGGTAGCGCGATCGACTGGTTAAAACTGAACGTCGTACTGGCGAACAGTGACCGCAGTGCCGAAATATACCCGCTGGCGCTCGAATAAGCACTCGCCATCTGGTTGGCCATAGCCGAGCCGAGCCCCATGCCGTCGATCGACCCCCTGATTGAAGAAGCCATCCCGATGGCGCTTGACTGCAGGGATGTCATCTGCCCCCGCGCCGAATTAACGCTTGATGCCACGGACGAGCTCATATTCATCATTGCCGACTTCACGCTGTTTGAGAATGTCATAAACGCCGATTGTGCCGTCGAGGCCGCAGACCTCAGCGGATTAAATGCATTTGTAAGGCTTGTAATGCTTGAGGCCGAACCACCTGCGGAGCTTGCCGCAGATGCGATCTTCGTAATGCCGTCTGCTACTGTGCCGAGTGTCGACCCAAGACTTATAATCCCCGCATCAACCAGTTTAAGGACCGCATTCGCCAGAGTGTCAAAGCCGGTGCCGGCGTTCAGCGCAGCATTCCCGATACTGTCAATGATTCCCGCGACGGAGTCGAGTACACTCGAAATACCACCGGAGATAGAATCAATAACACGCGTAAAGCCGTCAGCAATCGTTTCCAGAACTCCGCTGACTGTCGTTCCCATATTAGAAACGATGCTGTTCACACTATCGGAGTTCGACGTGATCACGGTCGTGAAGTTCGTTACCGCATCGATCACTTTAGTGATTCCGGTACACGCCAGGTCGATCCCGCCACCGATTGCAAGAATGGCCGCCCCGAACACTCCAATGCCGACCGCTCCGGCTGTAAGCCCCGGGCCGACTGCGGATGCCACTGCCATCAGCGCACCGATGCCGACCGCCATGCCAGCCAATGTCGCAATCGCCGCAGTGCCGGCAGAGGAGACCCGGATAGCCGCGTCAGCCAGAAGACCGATGCCGACCGCCACCAGAACAATGGAAGCGCCAACCGCAACGAGCTTGAGCGCCTGTCCTGCCATCGTGCCGAACGAAGCGCCTGCTGCAGCGACAGGAGCCGCCGCCGATGTGGCCGCAGTGCCTAATCCGCCGAGATTTGTGACTAGTGGAGTGATCAGTCCGCTGATGGATCCAAGACCGCCTAGGAGCTTGCCGCCGATTGCCAGGAGAGGACCGGCCGCCGCCGCGATGCCTGCCACCTTGATGATGGTCTCCTGCATCTCCGGCGAAAGGTTGCCCCACGCATCCGATACCTGCGTGACCACATCAGCCAACCCGCTGAAGATCTGGACGAGCATCGGGCCCGCCGCGTCTACCAGCTCCGCGCCTGCGGATTTTAACTGGTTCATCGTGGTGGTCATCCCGTCCATCGGGTCCAGAGTGTCGTTGAAGGTCGTGCTGACCGAGTCGCCCCAGTCCGTGACCATGCCGGAGAACTCATCAAAGGACAGCCGCCCGTCTCTGACCATCTGTGCAATCTGCGCTCCGGACCGAGTGCCGAAGAGCTCCATGGCTATCTGTGCGGCCTCTGCGTCCGTCTCGGCTCCGATAAGCTGTTCCTGGATCTCAGCCAGTGCCTCGCCGGTGGTCTTGCCTTCTGCGGCGGCGTTTGCCATCGCTCTCTTGAGGCCGGACATTACCGAAGAGGTGTCGATACCGTTTTTATTCAGATTGCCAAGGAAGTTCGCCGACTCATTAAAGCCGAGCCCTGCGTCCTGCAGTACTGAATTGTTTGCGAGAAGTGAACTGGCCAGTGTATCCATCGACACGCCGGTGTCCTGCCCGACCTTGTTCAGTATGTCGAGCACATCAGACGCATCACTGACATCCATGCCATACGCCGCCATGGCGGCCTGCACGCTGTCAATGGAGCCGGACACATCCGTGTTGTTCAACTGCGCGAATTTTAGAAACTGCGCCGACAGGTCTTCCAGCTCCTGCCCCGTCACACCGAAGCGGGTGTTGACTTCGCCGATCGCCGCGCCTGCTGTCGCAAAGTCGGTCGGGATGGTTGACGTGATGTTGTTGAGGATCCCGTGCATCTCGTCCATGGCTTCGCCGGACGCGCCGGTCTTCTGGACGATGGTATCGAGCCCCTCGTCTACGTCTTTCCACGCCGCCACCGCTGCCGCCCCGACGCCCATGATCGGAGCCGTGACACCCTTTGTAAGAGCGCCGCCAACGCTCGACATCCCTTCACCGAGGGATTTGCCCGCAGCTTTACCTGCAGAGGAAGCGGCAGGCTCAGCGGCCCCCGTAAGCTGTTCAGTTAAAGATTGCTGTGCGCCTTCAAGAACTGGAGTTACCAGTATGGTCGCCTGTGCTACTTCCGGCATATTCAGCCCTCTTCTGTTCTATCCACCTGTGCAGCTCATCTGTCGGCAGTCCCTTCGAGCCGTAATGCTTCGTGGTCTTGTCTCCGCTTCCGCCCGGTCTCGGGTACGGTTTCGGCCTCTTCGGCCGCTTCCCGCTTCCGATTGCCGTCACGTTCGCGTTGATCACTGCCAGAATGTCATAGATGTCTGCAAGGATTGCATTCGTTTTCATCCTGCTCGACCATATCGCCGCATCCGGGTTCAGTTCGTGCATGAGAGCCGAATCTTCCGCCGGATAACGAAGAAAAGCACCGAGAGCGCCCCACGAAAGAGCGCCCCCGATGTCGTCAAGCGTGTAACCTGTTCCGAGCAAGTCATGCTCGATAGCCTCGCTGTGTGCGTCTACAGCCTTCGCGAGGCTTATGATTCCCCCAGCGTCTTGCCGGATGCCTTCGCCGTCTCGTCAAGCCAGACACGGACGATTTCGTTGTAGTCATCCATCGGCAGGCTGTCGAGCACGGCCTTGTCGATATACTTGCGGAAAAAGGAATAGGTCCCTTCCTGCGTATCGAGTCCGGCCAGCTCCTTTCTGGTAAGGCTCCCGCCGAGGGGGATCTGGAAAGACTCATCGCCGATGTTAAGCTTCAGCGTCTTCGCCTCTCTCGGTTTAAGCGTGAACTCTGCCATTTTCTTTTCTCTCCTCTCTTCTGGTTACTCCATGATGAACTTGAAGCCGTCGTTGCCCATCGCCGTGATGGTCGGTGTCCAGTTGATCGCCGACCCCGGCGCAAAGGAAACAGCTTCGACCGCCGTCACCTGCCCATAAGAGCATCCGATCGCGAACAGGTCATCGCCGTCCTTCATTAGCCAGAGGAAAGCTTCCTGCGGCGGAAGGTCCGCATCCGAAAGGCTCACGGTCACCGTATTGGTCGCCGTGGTGACGTTCGCTTCGCCAAAGACCGCCTTGAGGGCTTCTTCGGTGGTGTCCATGATCGGAGACTGCACCGTCTCGGTGTGCTCCGTGACGATGGCGCGTTTGATGACGCTCGCCCAGTTTCTCAGGTTCGTGACCGACTTGTCCATCGTCAGCGTGATGCCCGCATCCGAAACATCGCCGATGTGCGTCCACCCAGTCGGAAGCGGATCGCCAAGAGAAGTCGGGAGCGCCGTGCCGGCCGGTGCGTGGTAAAACATGCCGGTCGCTTTGCCAAGACCAAGTTTTACATCCATGTGTTAAACCTCCGTTTTGATTTGGTGTGCCACGACCTCCAGCCGAGCCGAGCACATTGTAAGATCCGGCCGAACAGGGTCTACACCCCATGAGCCAGACGAATTGACTACTACGTGACGAATCGCAGTTGTCTGCTCCCTCGCCACCTGCTTTAAAATACCGATTGCTGTGTTCAAATAATCGAGCGCCGAAGCCTCCAGCTCCGCCCTGGCATCCAGAACGATCTCGAACGTGCTGATCGTCTGGTTCTCAGTTCCGCCCACCTGCGTGATGAGGATATGCGGAACGGAATACTCCGCCGGCAGCGGTCGGCAATATGCCGTCAGGTACGGGCCCAGCGCCTGCCGGATCTCGTCCTCGATATCAATTGACTTGTTGATGATCATTTGCCCACCGCCTTGCT